TACTGTCTTAAAAGCCTCTCAGAAGTACTTAATGGCAGGCAATCAGAATAACTCTACTATGGAGCATCAATACGAGTTAAAAGGATTGTCTCTAGTAGAATCTTGGATTATAGAGGATGAGGTACACGACAAGTCTAGAAAGTATGGTATGGATTTACCTATTGGTACTTGGATGGGTGCAGTCAAAGTTAATAATGATGATGTTTGGGAGAACTATGTAAAGACTGGTAAGGTAAAAGGGTTCTCTATAGAAGGCTACTTTGCTGATAAGATGGAAAGACCACAGGATTCTGTAGGTATGTCTAAGGAGGAGCAAGAGGCTAGTGAAACTATTGAAAAGCTAAAAGCATTATTTAATGATTAAGAACACCTCATACAAAGTACAAGTAGATGTAGATAGTGATGCAATCAGGAATCAATATAACATTGAGGAGGGAGCATTTGTTACTACTGAGTCAGGAGTATGGACTGTCTATAATGGAGAGTGGGTTAAATTATATCCTCAATCAGGTATAGGTTCAGGGTTAGGATGGGCAAGATACGATGACGATGTTTTCACAGAAACAAGCAAACTGACTTTAGCTGATGGTGTTTCTATTGAAATGCCAAACAACGCTGAAAATGTTTATAGAAGTTATAACGGAATAGATTATTATAACGGTACAACAAGAAAGGTATTGGCAGACAATCTAAATGATGTGTATGTAATGACTATTGTCTTTAAGTGTTCTGCACCTAATGCTAATCAGACATATTTAAGACTTCAGTTAGATGCTACAAATGGAACTCCATATGAAAGAGTAGGAGTAGATATACCATTCCCAAAAGGTAATGATGTAGCACACGAGTTCCACCAAGTATTCCAATACTATGCAGACCAACATTTTGTAGACAATGGGTCTAATTGGAAAATAGTAGCAACAGGCGGTGCAGCTCAGATATGGGACATTGTTTACTTTATACAAAAAACACAAAGCTATGCTTAAAGAGGATAAAACACCAAGTAGAACAAGTCCAAAGGGAAGCTCTAGAGGCTGCCTATGTAAAGATGAGAACACCTACTCTAGAAAGTGTTGTGATGGTTCTTTATGGGCTCAAGGAATAGGAAACATATATCGTAAGTCATAAATAAATCTTAAATAAATAAATAATGAGTACACACAAAACAGTTTATAATAAACTATTCTCCAAACAAGAGTTATCTGCTGAGAAGGTAGAGTTAGCTTTAGTAGATGATTTTAAGCAAGAATATACTCAAGCAATAAAAGAAATGGATAAATTAACAACTGACTTTGCTAATCTTGAGACTGAAAAAAATAAACTAGTTCAAAAAATAAAGGCAAATATAAATTCTTTTGAACCTTTAATTAAAAAGAAAAGTGAAATAGAACAAAAAGCCAAAGAGTTAGGTGTTGATATTGACTCAAGAATTAAAGGGTTTAATCCTAGTGATGATATAAAAGCTATGAGAAATATGATTTCTATAATAAATTAAAAACCAAGATATGAACACACAAAAAAATGTTAATCAAAGACTTGCTAAACTATATACTCAAGATATTAAGCAAGAGCTATCCTCTGAAAAGGTAGAGCTGGCTTTGGCACAAGATTTAATAAAAGATGCTGAAATTGCTCAAGGTAAACTAAAAGCATTAATAAATATAGCTTCCAAAAGGGAGTATGATTTTAGAGAACTTGAAAAAAAGGCAAACGAACTTGGTATTCAATTAGACTCTAAATTAATTCAAGCTGGAAAATTTTTCAGGGATTTAGAGCAGAAACTTAGCTAAATAGAGATTGTACATCTTTAAAAATGCAAAATAATAATTATTAACCGTTATATAAATATGAAAAACCCATTAGAGATGCTAAAAGAAATTAAAAGCGTTCTAGGGATTGAATTATCTGAGGAGATTCAAGTAGAGCAATCTACTGAGGAAACAAAGTTAGCTCAAATGACCCTAGAGAATGGTACTATCATTGAAGCAGAAGAATTTGCTCCTGAAGCTGAAGTATTTATCGTAACTGAGGAGGATAAAATTGCCTTACCAGTTGGAGAGTATGCTTTAGAGGATGGAATGGTTCTAGTTGTAGAATCTGAAGGTATCATCAAAGAAATCAAAGAATTAGAGGGAGAAGAAGCTCCTGAAGAAGAAGTAGAAGCTGCTGAGGAGTTAAGCTATGCTACTAAAGAAGAACTAGCTGAGGTTAAATCTATGATTGAAGAAATCAAAGCTATGATTAAGGATAAAGAGGATATGGCTGCACAAACTGCAGAAGTAGAAGCTCAGGTAAAAGAGGAGTTATCATCTACACCTGCTGCTGCTCCATTGAAGCACAATCCTGAGGGGAATGTTGAAACTAAGAAAGTAACATTCGGTCAAAACAGACCACAGTCTATCCAAGACAGAGTATTTGCAAGAATTGCTAACATTAATAAATAAACTTAAAACTAAATAAAAATGGCTACAACTACTAGCATTACAACTACATACGCAGGTCAGTTTGCAAATGAATACATTGCTGCTGCGTTATTATCAGGTGCTACCTTAAACAATGGTGGTATCACAGTTAAACCAAACGTAAAGTACAAAGAAGTAATCAAAAAAGTTGCTACTGATTCAAACGTAATCAAAGACGCATCTTGTGATTTTACTGATACTGCTACAGTTACTTTAACTGAAAGAATCTTACAACCTGAGGAGTTCCAAGTGAACTTAGAATTATGTAAAAAAGACTTCCGTTCTGACTGGGAAGCTGCTCAAATGGGAATGTCTACATATGATAACTTGCCTCCTTCTTTCTCTGACTTCTTAGTTGCACACGTTGCAGGATTAGTTGCTGAGAAAACTGAGCAAAGCATTTGGAGAGGTGTTAATGCTAACACAGGAGAATTTGATGGATTAGTTACTAAAATGTCTGCTGACGCTGATGTAATTGATGTTACAGGAACTACTGTTACTGCTGCTAACGTAATTGACGAGATGGGTAAAGTAGTAGATGCTATCCCTTCTGCATTATACGGAAAAGAGGATTTATATATCTATGTATCTCAAAACGTAGCTAGAGCTTATGTAAGAGCTTTAGGAGGATTTGGAGCTGCAGGATTAGGTGCAAACGGTGTGAACGCTGAGGGAACTCAATGGTGGAACAACGGTGCATTATCTTTTGATGGTGTAAAAATCTTTGTTGCTAACGGATTAGCTGACAACACTATGGTAGCTGCTGAGAAATCTAACTTATTCTTTGGAACTGGTTTATTATCTGACCACAACGAGGTAAAAGTTTTAGATATGGGAGACTTAGATGGTTCTCAAAATGTGAGAGTAATTATGAGATTTACTTCAGGTGTTGAGTACGGTATCGGAAGCGACATCGTTCTTTACTCTTAATAAGTTAAAATAAATAAAATAAGGGGTAGGTAAGTCCATAAAAGACCTGCCTGCCCTTTTTTAATTAATCTAAAAACCTTAAAAATATGTCTTGTTCAATTACAAACGGTAGAGTATTGCCTTGTAAGAGTGCAGTAGGTGGACTTAAAAGCATCTACTTCTCTAACTATGACGCTACCAATATTGCTTCTTTAACACCAACTGCAGGAGAAATCTCTTTCAACGGTTCAGAGGAGTTCTACAAATACGAAATCAAAGGGAACTCTAGTTTAGAGACTGCTATTAACTCATCTAGAGAAAATGGCACTACTTTCTATGAGTCTACTCTTAGTGCTACTTTCACTTTCTTAGACAAAGCAACACAAGAAGAAATCAAATTATTAGCTGCAGGGAGACCTCAGATAGTTATTGAGGATTACAATGGTAACTTTTTCTTAGTAGGTAAAGAACACGGTGCTGAGGTAACTGGTGGTTCTATTGCTACTGGTGCTGCTATGGGAGACCTATCAGGATTCACATTAACACTTACTGCTCAGGAAACTGCACCACCATTCTTTTGTGATGCTGCACCTGCTTTAGCTACTTATACTGCTATTGACCCAACTGCGTAACTAAAATCTAGTTACAATATTTAAGACCCTGCCTTATGGTGGGGTTTTTTTTGCTATATAATACAAAAAGCAAGAAATAATACGTTATATAAGTATGAAACACTTAACCACAAGTACAGATGACCAAACTATCTTGTTTATTCCTAGAGAATATGCAATTAGTGGTACTCTCTTACTAAGAGATGATAGTACAAATACAGAGACTAGTGAGGAGGTAGATTTGGGTAAGTCAGGAGAGTATATGAGCCTTACTCATTCATTTTCTTTAACAGAGGGTAGGTTTTATGATATGAAGGTCTTGGTTTCAGGAAACGTAATATACAGAGACAAGATATTCTGTACAGACCAAGATATAGACCAAGATACAAATGACTACTACTCAGTAAACAAAAATGTTTACATTTCTGAGGACACCTATGATAATGATTACATTATAATATGAAAAGAACAAACAATATAGTTAAGGCTATAAACAAAAACGTGCAGAATAGGAAGCAAGAGGTAAGTATTGTTAATTTAAGTACTTACACTTCTCCTAAAGTATCTGAGGTTAGGGGTAAAGACTATGTATCGTATGGTGCTGACAATAACTACTATCAGTTTCTTATAGACAGATATAATGGTTCTCCTACTAATAATGCTATTATCAATGGAATTTCAGAGATGATATATGGTAAGGGATTAGATGCTACAGATTCTAATAGAAAGCCTGACCAATATGCACAAATGAAAACCTTGTTTACTAAGGACTGTACTAGAAAGCTAGTATATGACCTTAAACTAATGGGAGGATGTGCAATGCAAGTAATCTATTCTAAGGATAGGTCTAAAATTGTACAAGTAGAGCATATGCCTGTAGAGACTCTTAGAGCTGAGAAGTGCAATGAGGATGGAGATATAGAGGCTTACTACTACTTTAAGGATTGGACTAAAATAAAGCCTGCAGATGAGCCTCAGAGAATACCTGCATTTGGGTTCTCTAAAGAAGCTATTGAGATTTTATTTGTAAAGCCTTACAGAGCAGGATTCTATTACTACTCTCCAGTAGACTATCAAGGAGGTTTACAGTACGCTGAGTTAGAAGAAGAAATATCTAACTACCACCTAAACAACATTATGAATGGTCTTGCACCTTCTATGCTTATTAACTTCAATAATGGAGTACCTAATGAGGAGGAGAGACAACTAATAGAAAACAAGATACACCAAAAATTTGCAGGTTCTAGCAACTCAGGGAAGTTTATACTTTCTTTTAATGATAATGCTGAGACTGCTGCTAGTATTGAGCCTGTACAACTATCAGATGCACACCAACAATATCAATTCTTATCTGATGAGAGTTCTAAGAAAATAATGGTAGCTCATAGGGTTGTGTCTCCTATGCTTTTGGGTATTAAAGACTCATCAGGATTAGGAAACAACGCAGAAGAAATAGAGACGGCTTCTACATTAATGGATAACACCGTTATTAGACCATTTCAGACACTTTTGATAGATGCCTTTGACCAAATACTAGCTTATAATAATATCTCCTTAAATCTATACTTTAAGACCTTACAACCGCTAGAGTTTACAGACTTAGATAATGTGGTAGATAAGGAAACTAGAGAAGAAGAAACTGGGGTTAAGATGTCAAGCGACAAACCTAAGGTAGATGCTGAGTTAGCAGATTTTATGACTGACTTTGGAGAGGATGAGAATCTTGACGAGTGGGAGCTTGTAGATGAGAGACCTGTAGATTACGATACAGAGGAAAGTCTTGACAAGATGATTGGATTAGCTTCTACTGGTTCTGCTAGACCTAATGCTAAGAGTGAGCAAGATGGAGAGATAGAGAATCTAAGATTCAAAGTAAGATACCAATACGCTCCTTTACAGACTACTAAAAAGAATGGAGAAAATGTATCTAGAGACTTCTGTAGAAAGATGGTAGCTGCAAAGAAAATATATCGTAAAGAGGATATTCAGCAAATGTCTCAAAGAGCAGTTAATGCAGGATGGGGTTTAAATGGTGCTGATACTTATGATATTTGGCTTTATAAGGGTGGAGGTTCTTGTCATCATTTTTGGATGAGAAAGACTTATATGGCTAAAGGAGTAAATCCTGATGCTACAAACCCTAATGCTGAGATAAGCGTAAACCAAGCAAGAAAAGATGGGTTCAAGCCTGAGACTAATGACAAGAAAGTAGCTACTAGACCTACTGATATGCCTAATAATGGATTTGTAAATAAAAGATAAATGGCAATAGCACTATTCATAACAAGAACAGACTTAGTACGCAATAGCATCCTAGATGGTAATGTAGATACTGACAAGTTCATTCAATTTATAAAAATAGCCCAAGAGATACACGTTAAAAACTATCTAGGTTCTAAGCTCTATGATAAAATATCTGCAGATATAGTAGCAGGAACGCTATCAGGAGACTATTTGACACTAGTAAATAGTTACATTCAGCCTATGCTTATTCACTTTGCTATGGTGGACTATTTGCCGTTTGCTGCTTACTCTATTAAAAATGGAGGTATATATAAGCACACTAGCGAGAACTCAGAAGTAGTATCAAAAGACGAGGTAGATTACTTAGTTTCTAAGGAGAGAGATATTGCTGAATACTATACTAGAAGGTTTATTGACTATATGTCTTTTAACCAGTCTAGCTATCCTGAATATACGTCTAACATAAATGATGATATACACCCTGACCACGATGCGACATTTCAAGGATGGGTATTATAGATATGAAAGCAAGATACAAACCAAAGGACAAGAACTTGACTAAACTAAAGAAATACCTAGAGAAACAAATAAACAAAAAAGAAAAAGATGGCAAATAGTATAGCTTGGGGCAAGGTTTACTGTCATATGGTTACCAATGAAAGTTGGGGAGTGGACATCATATGGAGTGCAAATGCAGTAAACCATTTATCAGCACCACCTTGTTGGAGAATAACTGCAGACAATGGTCACTATACTGCAGACAGTACAATATTAACCGCAGACTTAACTCATAATTAAAAACAAATAAAAAAATGGCACAACAACTAATTAATATCGGAAGCGTTGCTAATGATGGTACAGGAGACCCATTAAGAGATGCTTTTGACAAAGTAAATGACAACTTTACTGAATTATACTCCGATGATATGGGAGATGTAAATTCGGTAACAGGTTCAGGTGGACTAACCGCTTCCCCTACAACAGGGGCAGTAGTAGTAAGTTTGAATGATGATTCTATTACCTATGCTAAATTAGGTACTGAATTTACAACAAGTGCTGGAATTGGTGCTTCTGATGTGAATTTTAGTACTGCACAAGTATTTACTAAGACACTAACTGGAACTACTGCATTTACATATAGCAACGCTCAAGTTGGAATGGTTAAAGATTTAATCATTAACGCTGACGGTAACAGTTTTACATTACCAACAGGAACTAAGATTATAGCAGGAACACCAACCACAGGAATTAACTTTATCCAAGTTGTTGTTACGGCAACAGGCGAGTATTGGACATCAATTTCACAACAACAATAAGATATGAAAGCAATAGAAATAAACGGTAACATTAAAACATTTAGAAGGCTTCCTAACGTATGGGAAGACGAGAACGGTTTACACTTAAACTTTAGAAAAGTAGCTGACCCTACAGAGTTTGGTTTCTACGATGTAGTTACACCACAATACGACAAGTTTAGTGAAAGGCTTTCTGCTATGTACTTTGACGGAGATAAGTTTACTTACGATGTAGTTGCTATTGACTTAGAGGGTACACACGATGTATTAGACGAAGAAGGAAATGTTATTGAAACAAAACCTAACTATGACATTGCAGAGTTAAAAGCAAGCAAGATACAAGCTATTAAAACAGAAGCTGGTAAATTATTATCGCCTACTGATTGGTATGTTACAAGACTTGCTGAAAGAGCAGTTGAGATACCACAAGAAATAGCAGACGAAAGACTTGACATAGTAACAAAGTCAGATACATTTGAAACAGAAATTAACGCATTAACAACAGTAGAAGAAGTATTAAGATACACACACGCATTTTATCCGCAGCCAAGTTTAGATGAAGTTGAACCATTAACTGAATAGTATGAACAATAGATTAATCAAATCAAATGACGCAGGCGGTGGCGGTTGTACTAATACAGTAGATTTATACAACCCATTTCCAGATGGTGGTGGTGTTGCTTTGTATCAATTAAATGGCGATGCTACTGATGTAAGTGGAAACTATGACGGTACTGCAAGTAATGTTACTTATGGTACAGGACAGTTTGGTCAAGCGGGTGTTTTTAATGGTAGTACAAGTGCTATAAATACAACATATACACCAACAGTTGCTAATTTGAGAACTGTAAGTTTATGGTTTAAAGGAGGCACTCAATCAGATTATAAATTTTTATTTACAGTTTCTCCTTATGGAGTAAGCGGTCGCTATTCTTGGGCTTCTGCTATAATGTTATCTGACGGTAGAATTTATGGTGGATACCAAGCTAATAACGGCGGGGCTGTATATATATTAACAAGTAATGATTCTTATGACGACAATAATTGGCATAATCTTGTGCTAATTTTTAATGGTTCTTATGGTACAGGTTCTTTTGTTAAAATGTATATAGATAATGAGGAAATTTTAACTACTCCAAATACTGCTAATAATACTTCATTGTCTACAATAGAAGGAACTTTTAGAATAGGACATACATATTTTCAAAACACTTCACAAGTAGGAAATGTTTTTGACGGCTCAATAGACCAAGTAAGAATATTCAACAGAGCATTAAGACCTTACGAAGTAGAAGCGTTATACACAGAAGAATATTGTACACCTACTATTGTACCAAGTGAGCATTTTAATACTGTTTTATATACAGGGACAAATTCATCGCTTCCAATAACAGGCTTAGGATTTCAACCTGATTTAGTTTGGATAAAAAATAGAACAGGGACTGTTGACCACCATTCTTGGATTGATTCAGTAAGGGGTAAAAATTCACAATTATTTTCTAATTTAACTAATGGAGAAAATACCTTTACAGACCAACTTGACTCTTTTGATTCAGATGGATTTACAGTAGGAACTGGTTTTGTAGGAACAGAAGCAGGTAGGCTTACTAATAAGTCTGGAGAGGAATACGTTGCTTGGAACTTTAAAGCAGGAGGTGCAGCAGTAACAAACACAGACGGTACAATAACAAGTCAAGTATCTGCTAATACAGAAGCAGGGTTTAGTATTGTTAGTTATACAGGAAATGGGGTTAGTGGTGCAACGGTAGGTCACGGTTTAGATGTTGCTCCAAGTGTTATGATTTTTAAAAGAACAAACGCAACTGAATCTTGGAATGTTTGGCACTCATCAATACCTACTAAGGTTGGATTTTTAAATCTTACTGATGCGTTTATTAATTACTCTGTGTTAGGTTCTAATTCAACTCAAATAACTTTAAACAACGGAACAGGACATAATGCTTCCGCTCCTTACATAGCCTACTGTTTCGCAGAAGTAGAAGGCTTTTCATCTTTTGGTTCGTATGTTGGTACAGGAGCAAGTGGTAATACTATTATAACAGGATTTGAGCCTGCTTTTGTTATGATTAAACGTACAGATAGCACGGGTAATTGGTTTATGTTAGATAACAAAAGAGACAACACAAACCCTAATAATTTATTTTTGCTTGCTAACGCATCTGACAGCGAAAAAGACCTTCAAGTTACTGATGCATTAGATTTTGTTAATTTCTTAGAAAATGGTTTTGAGGTATTAAACGGTGGAGCATTTTGTAATGCAAGCGGAGGTTCATACATCTATATGGCATTTGCTGCTGACCCTACAACAGTAGAACCTACTTTAGAAGATAGTTTTAATACTGTTACTTATACAGGGAATGGTGGTACGCAGAGTGTTACAAGTGTAGGATTTCAGCCTGATTTAGTTTGGTTTAAAAACAGAGATACAACAAATTATCATCAATTACTTGATAGTATTAGAGGTGCTGGAAATAGATTGTTTTCAAACATTACTAATGCAGAAAGTTTTGCAAGTGATACTTTACAGTCTTTTGACCCTAATGGTTTTACTGTTGGTAGTGATAATGACGTAAACGGTAGTGGCTACGGAATAGTAGCTTGGTGTTGGAAAGGAGCAGAATTACCTGCTATAAACAGTAACGGTAGTATTCCTTCTGTTGTTAGTGCAAATCCTGCTGCTGGGTTTAGTATTGTTTCTTATACGGCTAATGGAACAGATGGCGCAAGTGTCGGACACGGTTTAGGTTCAGCTCCTAAAATGATTATTTACAAAGGTAGAAATGCTGTTGGAGATTGGATAGTATTAACTACTGCTATTGATGGTTCTGCTGATTATTTATTTTTAAATACTACTGCAGCAAAAGGCGATTATCCTTCAAATTATATACCAACAGATAATTTATTTTATAGCATATCAAGTAGCAGTACTTTGCAATTTATAGCCTACTGCTTTGCAGAGGTTGCAGGATTCAGCAAGTTTGGTAGTTATAGTGGTAATGGTAGTACGCAGTCAATAAACGTAGGTTTTGAACCAGCTTTTGTTATGTTAAAAAGGACAAATGCAACGAGTGATTGGGCTATTGCTGATAACAAAAGAACAGATGGAGAGTTATTAGCAAACAAATCAGATTTTGAAAGAATTGAAAATACTCCTGATTTTGATTCAAATGGATTCACTATGACATCAGTTAGATATAATGGTATAGGCGAGGATTGGATTTATATGGCATTTGCTAATCAATTTTAAATAAAAGGGGGTGTAAAAGCCCCCCATTTAAACTATGGACAATAAAATATCTTTTATAAGTGGGTTTATGTTTACAACCCTATCAACAATAACTATTATGGGTGTAGCACAAGCCGCTATGATTGGTCTTGTCGGTGGTTTCTTTGGTCTATTAGGAAAAGAATTATTCTACCTTTTGAAGAAAAAGATTAATGGGAGAAAATCTGCCTAAATTAAATGACGATGCAGGAATATCTATAAACATAAAATGGCTTATACAGATAGTCATACTTGTTGGTAGTGCAGTATTGTTGTACACTCATTTAGAAGGCAGAATAACAGACACAGAAAACGAGATACAAGGATTAAGATACAATCAAAACAATTATGTATTCCCAGACATTAGAGTACTTGAAGGAGAGATATTAGAGGTTAAGTTAGAAAGGGAAAGAGTAAGAAAAGATTTAAAGAGGATTAACGAAATCATAAAAAAATGAGAAAGTATATAGACTTAGTAGTATTCAAATACATAGAATTAAAACTATGGTTACATAAAAAGAAAAACGGTTCTATTTGGAACAAGTTTGAGTTTGGTTTATTTTGGATGCTTATAATGATTCTAACGAGTATGTTAATTGGTAAAATTCTATGAAATATTTTAAACTTTCTGAGTTTGATAGTCCTGATTTGGTTGGAAGTGGTGAAGCTATGGATAAGGAGTTTTTAAGTAGACTTGACCAAGCACGCTCTCTTGCTGATTGTTCTTTTAGGATTACTAGTGGTTTTAGAACTCTAGAGCATAACAAGAAAGTAGGAGGAGTAGATAACTCATCTCACACTATAGGACACGCTGCAGATATAGCTTGTACAGATAGCGTGAAGCGACATAAGATAATCACATCACTTCTAAAAGTAGGATTTACTAGGATAGGAATAGCTAAGACATTTATACACGTTGATAACGACCCTAATAAGCCTGCTAATGTAACTTGGGTATATGGATAAGAAACCTTTTAAAGACACTAAGCTAGGAAAGATTGTAGGGAAGCTATCAGGAATTTTACCTAAAGATGGTGTTTTAGGCATTGTAAGAGACATTCTAGATGGAGATGATAGTCTGACACCTGAGGATAGAGAAAGGCTCTTAAACGAGTCCCTAGAGGCTTATAGAATAGAAGTAAGCGATAGAGATTCAGCTAGGAATCGTGAAGTAAAGCTAAGACGCTATGGTACTGATTGGATGTTTAATGCAACAGGAATTGTAGGATTACTAGCATTTGCTTTCTTGGTTTATACAGTAGTTACTACACAAGTACCTGAGTCTAACAAAGAAATCTTTATACACCTCTTAGGTATTGTAGAGGGTGTTGCTCTGTCTATATTTGGTTACTATTTTGGTAGTGCTAAAAAAGAGAATAGATAAGTTGTTAATAACTTTCTAGGTTATTATTTTTCTATAATATACAAAAACCCTATTTTTTATTATACTATATATAGTATTATACTATAATATATATTATATTTATATATAATTAATAATAATAATAAACTATATATAGTATTATACTATAGTCAAATTATGAGAGAAGAAATACTAAGAATTGCAGAGGATTATCAGAAAACAGTAGTAGAAAGGATTAACCAACTCTTAGAGTTAGATGCTATTATGTACACGAACTTGGGTTCAGACAGTACTAAGGCTGAGAAGCAAGAAGTAAAAAAAAATTCTAGGATAATCTACAGAGCTATAAAAGACCTAGACTTTGATACTGGTAAGCTACTCTTACAACACCAAGACGGATATTAGATGCCTAAAAAACCAAGCAGAAAGACAATTGTAAACTACCTAGACAAAGTATTCTCTGAATATATCAGGAAGCGATATGCAAAGAATGGTATAGCAGAGTGTGTTACTTGTGGTAAGAAAGACCATTGGAAAAACTTACAAGCAGGACACTTTATGTCTAGAAAGCATTATGCTACTAGATGGGATGAGGAAAACGTAGAAGTCCAATGTATGGCTTGTAATGTTTACCGATATGGAGAGCAATACTTATTTGCTAAACACTTAGGACAAGAGAAAGCTGATGAGCTATTAGCTAAGAGTAGAACTATGGTCAAACTAAAAGACTGGGAATTACAGGATATGATAGAAATTTATAAAAAAAAGTTATTGGAGTTGGAACAATAAGTGTTACATTTGGAGTGTCTGTCTGACATTTGTCTTAAATCTGTAGAAAAGGAGGTACTATTAACTTAGTATCTCTTTTTTTTTATATTATTTTGTGTTATTAAGAATTTTTTATATCTTGCAACCATATTAATCTTAAAAACAGATATTATGACAAATGAACAACTGGCAGGAATCCTGCAAGAAAACATCAAAAACCTAGAGTGGGCAGAGGATTACCACACTAGAAAGCTAGAGGAAACTGAATACCAACTATCTCTATTTAGAAAGGAGCTTAAATCATTAGAGATATGACCTACACAGAGGATTTGATAAGACTATACCAAGCAAGGATAGAATCAATGGCAAGTAGGATAGAAGAATTAGAAGCATTACTAGAAATTAATCAAAATCAATTAGAAAATGAAAACAGGTAAGATTACTAACATAGAGCCTAATGGGACTTTTGAGAGTTATGGTAGCATACTCACTAGAAACAAGGTTACGTTAGCGACAGGCGAGACATTCACGTTTAACTCTAAAGGAGACTTTAAAAAGAACGTAGGAGATGAGATAGAGTTTGAGGTAACTAATGCTCAGTATGGTAATGCCAAGCTGATATACAACCCTAACAGACCTCAACAACAATCAGCACCAGTTAAAAAGACTGATGATGTACAGAAGTTTATTATTAGACAGTCAAGTGTTGCTAGTGCAGTAAACTTTTACAAAGACAAACCATCATCAGAGGATGAGGTATTAGAGTTCGCAGAAAGAATAGTAAATTATATATACAGTTAGTTATGAGTTTTAAAGTAAACGGAAAAATAGACAAGATTTCAGAAATCAAAATCCACGACAATGGAGCTAAGTCATTAGACTTTATCTTAAAGACAGAGGAGCAGTACAACAACCTGTACGTTTTTAATATGTACAAGGGTGCTAACTATGCTGATTCAGTAGATAAGTTTGTACAATACAACAAAGTAGGAGACTTAGTAGCAGTAGAGTTTAACGTAAATTCAAGAGAGTGGCAAGGTAAGTACTTTACTAACCTAACATCTTGGAGAGTAGATAAATTAGATTCTTTACCTAAACAAGAGGCAGTAACTGCTGAGGCATTTGCTCCTGATAGAGAGGATTTACCTTTCTAGAAACTAATGGGGGTAGGGTAACTTATCCCCTTTTTTATTACCTTAGACAAAAAATAACAGACAGATGCTTATAAATTTTGAAGAACAAATAGGAAAACTAAGGAATGTTAGGTCAGGAAAGATTAAGGAGGGTTACAGATTAGACATCCCACAGATAGACCAACACTTTAGATTAAAGAAAGGGAACTTTAACGTAATACTAGGACACGCTAACGTAGGTAAGACTACTGTGATAATGTACCTTATGTTATTGTACTCTAGAAAACATAATATAAGATGGCTAGTATTTAGTGCAGAGAATGAACCTTATGCACTTATTAGAAAACTGGTAGAGTTTATAGAAGCCAAGCCAATTAATAAAATAGAGGATGAGATTTTTGATAAGAGAGTATCTTGGATAAATGAACATTTTAAGTTTATAGAACCTAATGACCTATATACCTACAAACAAGTGCTAGAATTAGCTCAACACGTTAAGAACGCTTGGCACTATGACGGATTGCTTATAGACCCTTACAACTCTCTTATAAAAGATAAGAACGTATTAAAGGGTTTGAGTGGACACGAGTACGATTACCAAGCAACAAGCGAGATGAGAATATTCTGCAAGACTAATAACATAACAATATGGCTTAATACTCACGCAGCTACTGAGGCTTTAAGAAAGAAGCACGGAACTAATCACGAGTATGCAGAGCATCCTATCCCACCTATGGCTAGTGATGTAGAAGGAGGAGGTAAGTTTGTGAATAGAGCTGATGATTTTATAGTGATTCACAGATACATACAACACCCTAGAGATTGGATGTATTCACTCATTCACGTTAGGAAAGTAAAAGATATAGATACAGGAGGTAGACCAACAAGTCTAGACGAACCAATAAGATTAAAAAGCATTATAAATAATGTAGGGTTTGAGGTAAACCACAGAAATATAATAGAGCCTTTTAATGAAAAACAAACAGAAGTACCATTTTAAAAATAATATATGCAAATAGATTTCGGTAGTGTAGGGGTAGATTTACAGATTATACCAATATACGGATTATCAGCAGGAGTGTTATATTACAATCCTAATTTAGAGCCTGACCTAGACGATGTAGACCAAGACGATTTTTACCATCAGATTACAATTATGTGTCTGTTGTTTGGTTTACATATAACGGTATGGAGGTATTAGAGATAATCTTTAAAAAGCATCAAGACTGGTGTGATATAGTGGAATCCTTTGGAGTTAATCCTGACACCGCAGAGGATATAGTGATGGAGATGTACATTAAGATTGACAGGCTAGTCAAAGCAGGAACTGATATAATGTACAATGAACAGGAGGTTAATTACTACTATGTCTACAGAACCCTACAAACCCTATTCTTAGACCTTAAAAGAAAAGAAGCTAAGGTAGAGGTACTAGGATTAGAAGAAATCACAAAAGAGCTACATCAAGAACTACATATAGACTACCAAGTATTATATGATAAGCTCAATAAAGAAATGGAATCTTTGTACTGGTATGATAGAAAGGTATTTGAGATAATAGATTCAGGAGAGAGTTTCCAATCTTTGAGCGACAAAACAAACATAAGTTATTACTCACTTTATAACACCTATAGAAAAGTAAAGAAACACCTTAAAGACTTATTCAAATGAACAGAATTGAAGAACTTATCAAAAATCAGATACACCCAATTACAGGATGGGAGTATAGAAAAGAAAGAGACAAAGCAATAATGCTAAAACAACAACGTAGACGAGAAAAAAGAAAAAAATGGGACTAGGAGACTTAGTAGAAAAGATTACCACCTACACAGGAATTAAGTGGCTTACCAAAAAGATATTTGGAGAGGACTGTGGGTGTGAGGAAAGAAAAAACAAACTTAACAAAATCACAATTAGCAGAGATGGAAGAAGTTAAAATGACCAAACAAGACTACATAGACTGGACAAACTTTAGGAACAACAAAAAGAATACCCTAGCTCCTGAGGAGTTTGAAATGCTATGTCAATTACACGCAGTATATTTCAATCACAGGTTCTACAAACCTTGTACTTGTAATCCTAAAGAGATTAATAGATGGATTACACAACTGAATGAAATATACGAGAATGGATATAAATAAAGTACATAATTTAGAGAAGGCAGTAATACAGATTTTAAACCTAGATGGGTGGGACTTAGATTGGTGTGGTGGTGGTTTTGAACACTATGATGCGGTAGGAGAAACTCCTAAAGGACATCCCTGCGTAGTAGAAATGAAGTTCAGAAAAAAGTACTATGAGACCAAGATGCTAGAGAAACTCAAATATGATAAGCTAATGGATATGCCTGCAGATATGGTCAAGATTTACTTTGTAAACGACCCTAAGGCTAACTATATATTTTGGCTTAATGAGTTAAAGCTAGACCCAACTGAGCAACTATACTGTCCTGATACTACACTATGGACTAAGAGTAGAAGTAATAAAGAAGTATACTTATTAAGAGAGGAACAGGCAACAATAATAAATTTAAACGAATGACAGAAATCAATTACCTAAAGGCAATATTATTATCTCAGTTACTTATTGAGACTATGGACTCACTAAAAGGCAGTAAGTTTTATAAGGAGTCAGTAAAGTATAATGTGAACAGAAGCATCAAAGAGTTAGAGCAGGTATTCAATACCAACTACAATAACATCTATGATAACAACCCTGAGATGACTACTAATGTTTTAAACAAGCTAGAGGACTTGATAAGTAAAATATCTACCTCAACCATTGATGAGCTTGTTATGATAGATGCAGTCATTGATAAGTACCACGAGAACAAAGAGTGGTTTAAGGAACACGGTGAAGCAGAGTTTTTAAAGATAGACTAATGGTATCACAAGCTAGGAGAGATTATTCAAATAAAGTTGGTTTAGATACAGAGGACTTATTTAAAAGTTTAATGGAATCTAGAGGTCATAAAGTAATTAAATCTAGCAAGCAAGATGATATTTATAAGCACATAGATTTCTATGTTAATGGATATGGTATAGATGTAAAAGGTAGTAGGCATTTAGATTGCATATGGTTAGAAACTATAAATGTATTAGGTAATGATGGTTGGCTAAAAGGCAAAGCAGATTTTATAGTGTTTGATGTAGTAGAATTAAAATCTTTTTGTGTTTACAATAGACAAGAACTTTTATTATTTACCAATAATATTACTGAGTTTACAGATAGTAAATATGATTTTTTAAAGATTTATTCTAGAACTAAATGGAATAGAAAAGACCAATTAATTAAGTGCAGATATGATGACATTAAACATCTAGAAGTACAACAAATACAATACTAATGACTTATATTCTATCTACATTGGTATCTATAATGACTATCCTAAAGACTGTAGAGACAAATAATAATCCTGACTCTATAGGAGATGGTGGAAGGTCTTATGGCATCCTACAGATACAGAGAAGCGTTTTAAAGGATGTTAATAGGATTTACGGTACTAATTACTACCACGAGCAGATGTTCTCTGAGAAAGCCTCTGAGGAGGTATTTAAGCTATATATGTGTTATGGCAAAGAAGTATTCTTAAAGAAGCATTGTAGATTCCCTACAGAGGAGGAGTTAGTAAGAATGTGGAATGGTGGGATATATAAAGGGTACACATACCGAGATACTAAAAATTATTATAACAAATACTTAAAGATTAAAAATGAGAGGTAACGCAATACACTATGAGGCTACTGGGGATTATGACATTATAGATGTGTGTAATCACTATAAGCTAAACTTTAACAGAGGCAATGTCATTAAGTACATCGCTAGGGCAGGAAAAAAAGATGACGAGTTACAAGACCTATACAAAGCTAAGGATTATATAGAAAGAGAGATAGCTTATGTAAGAGAACAAAGAAACCAAGAGGCTAACAACATAAAAGAGGGAATAGTAAGTCCTTACAATTATAACTATAAAGAAAGATAGATATGCCATTACCAAAACCAAAATCAGGAGAAACACAGAAAGACTTTATGACTAGATGTATGAGTGATAGTACTATGAATACAGAGTACCCACGCAAAGACCAAAGACTAGCAGTATGCTATACTCAATGGAGAGATAAAAAATAGTACAATGTATTAGGATTATCAAAATTATTTAATATCTTTGTTAAAAATAGACAGATGCACAAAGTAGACAGAAACTTATTAGAGCTGCAGAATAATGCAGATATGCAGATGCTTCTAGAACTTGTTATGAAGTGGACTAAGAAGTCTGATAGTAAAGAGTTAAAGGCTTTTGAGGATGCTTTATTTAGGCAGCTAAGATACATTCAAGCACTAGAGGATGAGAGATTCTCTTTTGATAGGATTATATCTGAGAGTCTAGCTGACAAAGTGAGAGCAGTAGAGAGAGCTAGGAAAGCTGATGAGAGAATAGAGGAACTAGAGAAACAGATTAAGATACTAGAAACAAAAAACAAACTAGGATTATGACAGAAGAACTATTAATAGAACTAGGATTCGTTAAGAATGACTATGATTTCTATTACAACTACACCAAAGGAGATATACTATCGTGTGATAGTGATAAGACAAGGAATGGCAAATGGTATGTGATGTTTAACTTTCCTAACTCACAAGGTGTAGTATCAAACCCTGAAATACTTAAACAATTAATAAATAAGATAGATGAGCAAGATTAGACTGTTAGACGGAAAAGAATGGGACAAACAAGAACTACTAGACAATATGATGTCAGATGAGTTCTACTATGGGTATCTAAGCAAAGCAGCTTTAAGCAGTTCAAGTGCTAAGATGTTAATAGGAAGTCCAAAGACATACACTTATGTTACTAAGTATGGTTCTCCTGAATCACAAGCATTAAGAGACGGATGGTTATTCCACACCGCTATATTAGAACCTGAGGTATTTGATTCACAAGTATTTGTAGATGTAGAATCTAAGAACTCTAAGGCTTACAAGTTAGCCAAAGAGAAACACGGCAAGGTATTTACTAAAAAAGAAAAGAGAGATGCTGAGAGATTAGCTGATGCTTTTTATAAGAATGAGACTGCTAAGGGTTACATCACTAACTGTGAGTTTGAAGTACCTGCAATAGGAGAAGTAATGGGATTCCCATTTAGAGGTAAAGCTGACATACTAGGGAAAGATAGGATTGTAGACCTTAAAACTACAACCGACATACGAGCTTTCAAATACTCTGCTCAAAAGTACTCTTATGATATGCAATGCTATCTATACTGTCAGCTATTTGATAAGACATATGACCAGTTTACATTTATAGCATTAGACAAAGCAAGTCTAGACATAGGTATATACCATTGCTCAGAGGATTTTTATTTAAGTGGAGAACAGAAAGTAAGAAACGCAATAGAAACCTACAAGACATTCTTTATAGATGGTGTAGATATAGATGGATATTATTTAGAAGGAATATTATGATACAGATAACAAACGAGGACAATATGGAATTAATGGCAAGGTATGAGGACAATCATTTTGACTTAGCTATTGTAGACCCGCCTTATGGGATAGGAGAAGATGGTATTAAAAACCACAGTAGAGATAAAGCTGCAAAAGCAACAAGATACACTGCTAAAAATTGGGATAGCAAACCACCAAAAAAACAATACTTTAAAGAACTTAAAAGAGTAAGTAAAAAGCAGATTATTTGGGGTGCTAATCATTTTATTGAAAACATACCAAACGCAAATAGTAGCTGTTGGATTGTTTGGGATAAAGACAATACAGGCGATTTTGCTGATAGTGAATTAGCTTGGACAAGTTTTAAAACATCTGTAAGAAACTTTAAGTGGAGATGGAATGGAATGTTGCAACAAGATATGAAAAATAAAGAGCAAAGGATACACCCAACACAGAAGCCTGTAAAACTTTATGAATGGTTATTAATAAATTATGCTAATAAGGGATACAAGATATTAGACACGCATTTAGGTAGTGGTTCAATAGCAATAGCTTGCCATAATTTAGGATTTGATTTAACGGCTTGTGAATTAGATAAAGATTACTATGAAGCAGCGACTAAGAGACTAGCACAACACCAAGCACAATTAACAATGTTTTAAACCAAGAGGAGATATGAAGAAAATACAAGACGCTATAGAAGTAGCAAGAGAACTAGAAGAACTATCAGGACTAAGTCCATTTAGACACACAAGACAAAGAGAGTACATAGATGTAAGAGCAACTCTAACATTCTTACTCTATAATAATCTAAACTTTACTCTAGCGGAGTTGTCAAGATTCTATAAATCAAACGGCAAGCCATATGACCACGCTACTGCCTTACACGCTTTAAAGAACTTTGAAACCTATAGGAGATATAATAGTAACATAGACAAATGGTTAGAAACTTTCCAAGATACTAACCCACATACTAAGATGCAAAAGTCTATGATAAAACAAAACCTAAACTACCTAAGTCCTAATAACATTAAGAGGCTAAATAAAATAGTAACAATGATGTATGAAAGAGATAAACAAGCAGAGGTATCGGTTTAATTAACAATACGTTATATAATAAAACCTAACAAAACTAACAAAATGAAAGACAAAGAGGTATTCATAAAATCTTATAAAGTCTCTAGAACAATATCAGAGGCTTGTGAATCTGCTAACATATCAAGATACACTTTCTATGAATGGAAAAAGAATGATGAGGAGTTTGCTCAAAGGATAGTAGAGATAGATGAGGCTAGAATAGACTATGTAGAAAACAAGCTATTTGAAAACATAGATGCTAATAAAACAAATGAGATTTTATTCTATTTAAAAACCAAAGGCAAGAATAGAGGCTATGTAGAAAGACAGGAGCATCAGATAGATGGAGGTTATCCAACTAAAATAGAAATTGAAATAATAAACCCTAATGAGGATTCAAACCAATAAGGTATATAGTAGTTTAATAAATAACAATCATAAGATTATAGCACATCAGGGTGGTACTAGGTCAGGAAAGACTTATAACATCCTTTTGTGGATTATATTTGACTACTGTGCAAGACACGAGGGAAAGACAATAACAATCTGTAGAAAGACCTTCCCATCTCTTAGAGCTACAGTAATGAGAGATTTCTTAGACATCCTTAAAAAGCATAACATCTACTCAGAAGCAGACCACAATAAGTCTAACTCTGAATACAATCTAAAGAACAACCTAATAGAGTTTATTAGCTTAGACATACCTCAGAAGGTAAGAGGTCGTAAAAGACAATTACTTTTTATTAATGAGGCTAATGAGATAAACAAAGAGGACTGGCAACAACTTATATTTAGAACAGAGGAACAAGTCATACTAGATTACAACCCTTCAGACGAGTATCACTTTATTTATGATGAGGTGCTAACTAGACAGGATTGTGATTTCTATATCACTACTTACAAAGACAATCCATTCTTAGACCCTAACATCAGAACAGAGATTGAGAGGCTAAAAGAAACAGATGAGACTTACTGGCAGATATATGGTCTAGGACAAAAAGGAGTATCTAAGGCAACTATCTTTAGTTTCTCAGAGGGTAAGATACCTGACTCAGCTCAGTTTTTATCTTATGGTATGGACTTTGGATATACTAATGACCCAACAACTTTAGTAGAGGTCTATAGAGACCAAGACACGCTATATGCTAAAGAATTACTCTACAGAACCCATATGACTACCCAAGATATAAATAAGTTTCTTAGAGAGGCTAATATCAATGGAGTGATATATTGTGATAGTGCAGAGCCTAGATTGATAGATGAGCTTAGGAGGATGGGTAACCAAGTAAGAGCAACTATAAAAGGCAGGGATTCTATCCAAGCAGGAATAGATGTACTAAGGAGATACAAGCTAAAAATAGAGGGAGACCATTTTATCCAAGAGATGAGAAACTATAAGTGGACTGAGGATAAGACTGGCAAGCTGACCAACATACCAATAGATAAAAACAACCACCTAATAGATGCTTTCAGATATGCAACTTACAATGTACTAAGCAAGCCTAACTATGGAAAATATGCTATTAGATAAAAGTAATGTAGATATACTCTTAGGTCTTATAAGTGCTGCACTTATCTATGCCTTTGCTTATTGGTATTATAGAAAAGAATAAAAAAAAGTTATTAAATAATTTGCATAAGTCAAATGTGTATATTACTTTTAACCCATAATTAAAAACAGACAGACTATGAGTACAATACAAATTAACATTGATGACATTTTACTAGAAGTAGAATACGAGTTTGACGAGGGAGAAGAAGGTGGATACTTTGAACCATCTAGTCCAGACTCTATAGAGATTATCTCAACTACATTAGATGGTCATAAAACAGACATCACAGATTTACTATCACAATACGTTATTAATAGAATAGAAGATAAAATATACCATTATGAGAAATTGGCTTAAGAAAGACCCTGAGAATTTATATTACTTTATATCCTTTGTCATACTGTTTGGAGCTGCAGCAGTATGCTTAATGACCCTAGCAGCTATGTTTGAATAATAAGTAAGTTTAGTTAGTATGAAAGAGGCACTCAGAAATGGGTGTCTTTTTTTGTACCTTTAACTAAAATGCCTTAAAAAATACGTTATATAGATATGAAAGTAGAGATTACAATACCTGACTCTTTATCAGAGGTTACTTTAGACCAGTATCAGAGGTATCTTAAAATACAAGACAATAACCAAGATGAGAAGTTTCTAGCTTCTAAGATGATAGAGATATTCTGTGGAGTAAAGCTATCAGATACTCTTAAAATGAAGTACGCTGATGTGGATGGTATCTGCAATATATTGGTGGATATGTTCAATGAGAAACCTCAGCTTGTAACTAAGTTCAAAATGAAAGGTGTAGAGTATGGATTTATACCTAAGCTAGATGATATTAGTCTAGGAGAGTACATTGACTTAGATGCGTTCTTAGGAGACTGGGAAAATATGCACAGAGCTATGGCAGTTCTATATAGACCAATAGAGAGCAAATATGGAGACAAATACTCTATAGTGGACTATGAAGCAGGAGATGGAGAAGTAATGAAGGATATGCCATTAGATGCAGTCATCAGTTCCATTATTTTTTTTTACCATTTAGGGATAGACTTATCACAAGCTATGATGAACTATTTGGAGGAGCAGGAGGAGACGAGTTTAGTGCAATATCTCAATTCGGAAGCAAGTGGGGTTGGTATCAATCAGTTTACGCACTCGCTCAAGGAGATATTAGACGATTTGAAGATATCACTAAATTAAGTGTACATAAATGTTTTATGATGCTATCCTTTGAGAAAGAGAAAGCAGAGATAGAAGCAAACAGACTAAAAAGCAAAATGAAATGAACACATCAATAAGAGGATTCTACTTACTAACAGACACCATTAAAGACACGCTACTAAGTGATGTCAATGTCAATACTGTAACCACAGGAGACTTAACAGAAGTAGACCTAAGTAAGCAGACTATCTTTCCTTTGTCTCATATGATAGTTAATAGTGTAACCTCATCAGAGAACACGCTGACATTTAACATCAGTATCTTGGCTATGGATATAGTAGACCAGTCTAAAGAAAGAGAGACAGATATATTTGTAGGTAATGACAATGAGCAAGATGTGCTAAACACTCAACTATCTGTTCTTAACAAGGTTATTCAGAAACTAAGAATCGGACAGTTATACAGAGAGAAGTACCAAGTACTAGGAGACGCTTCATTAGAGCCATTTAGAGATAGGTTTGAGAACCAAGTAGCAGGATGGGCAGCTACATTTGATGTAATAATAGAGAATGATATAAATGTCTGCTAGTTTTAAACAAACACAATCAGCTCTTAATGCTTTTGCTAAATATGTTATTCAGCAATCTAGGAGCAATTTGTCTAAGCAGAAAAAGAATGTCTCTAGTGATTTGTATGGTAGCTTAGGATATGATTTGAATGTTAGTCCTAACTCATTCTCTTTAGAGTTCTATATGCTACCTTATGGAGAGTTTATAGACAAAGGAGTAAGTGGTACTAAGAAGCGATATAACACCATATACGAGTACACTAATAAGAAGCCACCTATGCAACCATTAATGGAATGGGCAAAGGCTAGGAATATAAGACTAAGAGACGAGAAAGGAAAATACAAGAAAGGAAACTATAGAACAATAGGGTTTATATTACAGAGGAGTATATATGAGAAAGGCATCAAGCCTTCTTTGTTTTTTACTAAGCCTTTTGAGAAAGCATTTGATAATCTACCAACTGAGCTTATAGAGAAGTTTGGATTAGACATAGATAATTTATTAGAATTTACGACATAATGAGAAAAATAAACGTACGCAGTCCTTACTACATTGAAGTTAATGAAGTGCAAAAGCCTACATTGTATTACGCTTTACAAAAGTGTAGTGATTCAAGTACAGGCTATGTGAGTGAGCAAGAGGTGGGAGATTTCTCCCCTACATTAGAAAACAATGACAGAGTTCAGGATGCAAGCCTAAATGAATATACAGTAGTTGGTAGAGTAGATATAACTCAGGGTACTTATACCTCAGTAGGTTTAATATCTGATACAGGAGAAGTTGGATGCGTAATACCACCTGCAGACCTTTTTTATAAGTTAATCAAATGTACTGACCCTAACTCAAATACTACTTTTTTATCTTTTCAAAAAACTACTGATACTACTTTAGAGGATGGTCAAAGAGTAGAATTTGGAGGAGATTACTATACAGTAAGTGGAGAAGCTGAAGCCTCTGAGGGTACTAAAATAGGTTATGTAAATATAATACGTGGAGAGACAGGATGTCCTGTTATAATACCACCTATTGCACCTCAGACTGAGCAAGTGAATTGTGGAGATACTGTAAACGTAGGTACTGATGTAGGAGTTGTAACATACCAAGTCAATACACCTGAGACAGGAGTGTTTAGTGTGGATATAAGTGGTAGCGAAGTTCCTGCTAAATTTACTTTAAAATGGAATGGTAATGAAGCAACAACAAATTATATAGGTCATAATGCGTTTGACCAAGACTTGCTAGATGCAGGAGTTCCAATAGGAGAAATAGCGACAGGCAACCCTAGTACTAAAGCAAGTAATTCAGTACAAATAACAAAAGCAACACAAAATCCTGAATTAGTGGAGTTAATAGTAGATGCTCCATTGGTTAATGATAATTATTCTTTAGATTTTAATTGCCCTGTTCCTGCTCCTATACAGATAATACCAACAACACAAATAAATGTATGGTTTGATGATTCAGGCTCTATGGGAAGCACGTTGCCGTATCTTCAAAATATGGTACAAAATGAATTAAAAGATTGCTTAATACAGTTTTATGGCAATGACGAAGCTGCTTATAATAAATTTGTATCAGTTAGGGAATATGGTGGTATATCTAGTAACAACCCTCTTTATTATCAATTTAATGAAAGATTCCCTGTTGTGATGTCTTGGCAGCCTGATATTGTAGATGCGACTAATTGTATAAACTTAGTTTTTCAAGATGAGGTCGGAGGAACATATCAATTTGGTAATACTACAAACGCAAGTTATATAACTCAAAGTTGGATAGGCGATATGTATTTATTTAAAAATATTATTAATACCAATAGCACAGGATATGTTACTCCTGTATTATTTCAAATAGCTACACCAACTTACGTAACAGCTTTTGGGCAATTCCTAGATGTTATTGAAAATGGAACTGGTGCGTATTCTCCTAGTGAAAACAATCTTTTAGATATGGCAGGAAAGTATATTATTAAAAGAAATATACTACCAGCTAATATAACCCCTAATTACTACAGAGACCAGATAATACAAGTATTTAACGAGTTAGGATTTAGTATAACTTGTCCTTAAAAAATAGAATATGGCAAATTTAGTTAGTGCAACTTTAAGACTATGGGTATATACAGGAAACTATGGTACAAACGAACCAACGAATCCTACTTATACTCTATTTAAAGAAAAATCCTCTAGTCAGGATATTATAGTATTTGAGATAGGGGAATTAGTCAAGGATTATGTAGATATAATTTATACAGGAGACTATTATAATATTCAACAAAATGCTTGGGTACGTTGGGAGGTTATACGGACATATGACGATGATACAACAGATAGAGACTTAGTAGGTGAGGGAATTGCATTCTCAGGCTATGGGTACTTTCAAGATGCGATTAACCCTGAGTTAAGTCAAGACTTGTTACAAAGCAATACTAAGATATATCATAATTGTAATGAGCCTTTAAATATTCCAATACTTACTGGAGCAAATGGCGTTTTTAAAGTAGAGTATTTTGATGGTGCTAATTTAATTTCTGAAACTACATTCGGTAATGAGATAGAAAAGCTATCAGTAGATACTACGGAATATAGAGCAAGTACTACTGCTTTAAAAGCAGATATGACATTCTTAAAAAATGCAAGCAGTAATGTAGTTGTAAATCCTACAGCTCCTAGTCAGCCATATAATAAAGTAGTATTAACTACTACAAATGGTACAGTTATAACATTAGAGATATTCTGTATCTGCGAGCCAAAATATACTCCTTATAAAGTTGCTTTTGTAAACAAGTTCGGAGTAATACAAGACCTTTGGTTCTTTAAAAAGAGAACAGATAATGTAGCTATAAGCAAAGAGGAGTATAAAGAGAATACCTTACAGACTACAAGTGTAGTTAATTACTCTCTGAATGAAGCTACTAAGATTCCATATAACTTTAAAACTCAAAAGTCATTTACAATGAATACAGGATTTGTAGATGAGCAGTTAAATGAAGTGATACAACAGTTACTATTAACGGAACACGCTTGGATTCACGAGGATGGAGAAGTTACACCAATAGTACCTAAGACAAGTTCCTTAGCATACAAAACAAGTCTTAATGATAAGCTAATTAATTTCACAGTAGAATTTGACTACGCATTTAACGAGGTAAACCTAATCAGATAAATGAACATAATTCAGTTATACATACAGGGTCAAAGAATGGACTTATTTGCTGATGAGACTATTAGTGTAACAAGTTCTATTCAAAACTCTAGAGATATAGGTAAGATATTTACAGACTTTAGAC